CGAGCCCCTAATGGTGCATCAGGCTTTATTAAATTTTCTTTTTCATCAATAACACTGTCGGCTCCAGTTGGATCAAGATAAATAGGCCATGCCTCTCCCCCTAAGTTTATGGTAGTAGATATTTCACAACTAAATCTATCCTTATGTCTTTTTAATATATCTCCTTTTTTATAAATCCTAGCATAAGAATAGGTTGGTGTAAGTTTTAATCCCACAAGATCTTCTAAGACGGGAAGCATTTTAACTAATAAAGTTTCCATCGCTATGTCACCGTAATGTGAATAAGTATTTGGTACTTGCTGGTCATCCCACGTTCCAAAGTATTTAGTAAAAGGTGAGATATACTTTTCTTTAAACAAAGTACCTGCTACCTGTCTTTTTAATAAAAAATATTTATATATAAAGTCAGACAAATCTTTAGAGATGACATTATGTATAACTGCGAATTTGTTTTTTTTAAAATAGTTTTGAACTTTTTTCATAGTACCTCCTTATATTTCAATATAATCTTTTCTTTCCTTCCACCCTATTTTTCCTTTAATAAAAAAATTAGCTCCTATCATTATCTTTTTTCCTTCGTTAGTAGAATAGTGTCTTAAATAACTTGGAAAGATTATGATAGAACCTTTCTTGGTTGATACGTTCCACGTATCACTATTATAAACATTAAACTTTTTAGTATTATAACAAAAATCAAAACCTTCTTGAATACTACTTTTCCCTAACTCAAAAAATATCTTATTATCCCCCTCACTTTCAGGATAAAAAACTAAACTAAAAATGGATGCTTTATGAGTATGACTATGATGGCCTGTTTTACTTCCATTAATTGTTGCCCAACTTTGGGTGATATAAAATTCGTTGGTTATCTCTAATATCTTTTCTGTATATTCTGCCATAGTTTTAGTAAATAGTGTCGCCATTCTTTTAAAATTTTTATTCTTAAATATAAAGCTGTCCTTGGATATCTTGGCCCCACTAGGAGCAATGTCATATGGCAGAGATAATAATTTTTCTTTTTCTTTTTTATTTAAATTAAAATCAGTCTCAAAAACCCCGATAGGAATGGGCTTTAAGTTAATCATATAAAATAAATTATTTCTCATATCATCTCATAGTAATTAATATTTACAACAAACCTTCCCTGGTTTTCCTTTGATCTTACTGCTCTATGTTTTTTATCTGTAGAAAATATTACAATCCTATTTTCTTTAGCCTCAACAAAGTCCTTCTCGAATTGGGTGCCACCATCATTGGTGTTTAAATAAAGAATAGCACTTTTACATTTTTTAACTTTAAGATAATCCGTATGAAAAGAACTTTTTTTATTTGACTTAAAAGTCAAATTAGCTTTTATTCTTATAAGAGAAAAAACTTTTAACTTCTCCAATAGAGGAGAAAATAAATTAATGTAGTTAGGGCTGTTTACTTTATGGGGTAAAAAGGTGTCGTAAAAAACATGTATCATTTGAGGATTGTTATCTTTTTCGTGATCACTAGAGTTTTCATAATACCAAGGAAAATTTAAACCGGTTAAATTATTTTTTATATCATCAAAATGAATGGGTTCTAAAAAGTTATCTATAATCTTCATTTATAAGGCCTTCCTAAATTCCATATTACTAGAGAGTAACGAGTTCCGGATTTAACCGGGCACACTCTATGCCAACAAAAACTAGGGAAAATAACTATTGAACCTTTAGGTAAAATTTCTTTACACTTCCTAACGTTTCTTTTTTTATCTGGATCTAAATTTCTAAAATCAAATTCTAATTCTCCTCCTTTATATTCTGAAGGATCTGATAAAGAAACTGTCACAGAAAGTTTTCTTATTTTTCCATAAGTATTTAAATCTTTTGGATCGTTGTATGTTTCTTCCCAACTATCACAGTGCCACCCATAATATTGGTCCTTAGAATATTTTGTAAATTGACAGGATTCGGACCAGTCGTATTCAAAATTCCAACCAGCTTCTTGATTAGCCCTCACTATATAGGGATGTATTTCTTTATAAATCCATTTGTCTGTCATCCATACTACGTCCGAATATCTTTTTTTCTTTAAATCTTTCTCATCTTTTTGTGAAAGTTTTTTGGTTAAAGGGTTAATTTTATTTTGTAGTCCTCCCGTTAAAGCGAGAGACGGTTTCTGTTGCGTTCCGTATTTTATAATATCATCACATATCCTTAAGGGGAGCGCTGACTTAAAAGAATAATAGTAATTTTTTAACATCATATTTAAAAATAACTCCACCACCCTGTAATAATATATTTATTTCCTTTTTCGAGAATATTCCCCCTGTGTATATACATCCAATCAGACGGCCAAATAACAGTTAAACCTGTTTTAGGTTTAATTTTTAATTTTTGATGAAGCCATTCTGTGGTGCCACCCTCTTTAACATCGTTTAAGTAAGTCATAAAAACCATCATTCTATTTGACTGCAGTGCCCCTTCTCGTTCACAATGCCATGCTGGATAGCCTTCTTGTACTTCATATTTTTGAATATTTATATTTTCAACAATATTCCATTTAGCCACTTTGTCATTTAATGCAGGATATATTTTTTTATACTCTTTCATGCAGTCACCCAAAGCATGGAGATAAGGCTCAAGATCAGGATTAGTGGGCTCTAAATATAAATCCGTAGATTTTTTCCAAGAGGGTCTATAGCCTCCCCCAATTCGGCCTCTAACATGATCATTGGATTTTTTTTCAAAGTACTTTATTAAATCAGTACATATAGATTTTTTTATGAACCAGCCTTTTATAAAATCATCTTTATTCTTTATTTCATATTCTTTCATAAGAAGTATGTACCAAATTATATATTTTTGTCTATACTTTTATGGTAATATATAGATTATTGATATTTTAATAAAATTCCAATATAGTGCCATCAATAAACTTATAAATATTTATACAATGTCATGCTACAAAAACTAGGATTTTTACCAGGATTTAACAAACAAGTTACAGAAACTGGAGCTGAAGGGCAATGGTTTGATGGTGATAATGTAAGATTTAGATATGGTACTCCCGAAAAAATAGGTGGTTGGAACCAGTTAGGTCAAGATAAATTAACAGGTGCCGGACGTGCACTCCATCATTGGGACAATAGTTCAGGTATTAAATACGCAGCTATAGGAACAAATAGAATTTTATATGTATATTCAGGGGGAGCATATTATGATATTCACCCTATTAGAGAGACATTAACAGGTGCAAAATTTTCAAGTAGTTCTTCATCAAAAACAGTTACAGTAACATGTACCGGGGCCCATGGATTAATTGAAGATGATATTGTTTTATTTGATAGTGTAAGCGGAGTTACTGCAATAGGGTCAACTTATAATGATGCTACGTTTGAAGATGAAAAATTTATGGTAACTTCTGTTCCCACTACAGCGACTTTTACAATTACAATGGATACGGCGGAAACAGGAACACCCTTAACTACGAGTGATGGTAACAGCACTTCTGTATTATGTTATTACACAGTTGGGCCTTCTCAACAATTAGGTGGTTATGGTTGGGGTACAGCATTATGGGGCGGTACTGCTCTTGGACCAGCAACTACAACGCTAGCTTCAGGTATTAATGATGCCGTAACTGACATTCCTTTAACTAGTTCTGCTGCTTTTCCTTCTTCTGGAGAAATAAGAATTGGATCAGAAGATATAAGTTTTACCGCTAATGACATAACAACCAATATTTTAAGTGGGGGTGCTAGAGAAGTAAACGGCACAAGTAAAGCAGCCCACAGTGGAGGAGACACAGTAACAAACATATCTGAGTATGTTGCATGGGGAGAAGCTTCTTCTGCTGACTTTACTATTGATCCTGGTTTATGGATATTAGATAACTATGGAACAAAATTAATAGCGCTTATTTATAATGGTAAATGTTTTGAATGGGATTCGTCTCCTTCGAATGCAACCGATATTAGAGCAACAGTGTTGGCAAATGCACCTACCGCATCACGTCATGTATTAGTATCTACACCCGATAGACACTTAGTATTTTTTGGAACAGAAACAACTGTGGGTACATCTAACACACAAGACGACATGTTTATAAGATTCTCTTCTCAAGAGAGTATTGATGCTAGTG